AGCCTGCTGCTGGTTAGCAACGTACTCACCAACTTTGGCGCCGATGGCAGCCATGGGGTCGGAACCTGCAGCCAGAGCAGCAAGGTCGCGGGCCTCAAAGGCACGGCCACGGTGCAGGATCACGCCAATTTGCTTATCAGCAGTGATCTTGCCAGGGGTGAGGCTGGTGGAATCAGTGAGAACTTCCAGATCGCCAGACAGGTTGGCTTTCCAGAAAGGAACATTCACGAAATCGCCGCCCTCAGTTGCATTGAGTTCAGCCATGGGCTGAGCAACACCACTCGCCAGGAAGGCGTTCTTTTGGGTGCTTTGCTCAATGACGTAGGGCGTAAAAATTTCGGGAATGATCACGTCCGAGCGGAGCGTGGCCATTGTTAGTACCAGAAATGTTTACGGTGCGGGCGTAACCCAATGACGGACGGCGTAGCCATTCACGTCTAACGGTTACATATTAAGCATTGTTTGCTGCAGCCTTCAACCGTTCGTACAAATCACGGTCAGTGCGATACAGCCGTGACTGCTCTGTGAGGTTGAAGTATTCACGGGTGAACGGGTTTTTGGTGCCGGCCGGCACTTCGCCAGAGCTTGCACGAGCGCCGACAGGTGCGCCGGAACCTTTGACCGTAGGCGCGTTGAACAGATAGCCGCGTTCAGCCTTCAGACGTTCTACCCACTGATCCATGGGAACCTCGTTGTAGCCGTCAACAGCCACGGGGTTACCGTTTTCGTCAAGCTTGAGCTGATCACGCACAAGGCGTAGTGCATCGTGTGGATTGTGGGCACCCTGCTCAGCGAGGATTGCCACCACGCGGTTGTCCAGTTGATTAAAGGTCAGCTTTGATTCAAGTTCAGCGATGCGCTTTTTGTAGCCATCTTCCCGTTCTTGAAACTGCTGAGCGTATTGCTTGAGGGCCTCTTCGTACTTGCCCTTTGACTCAAGCTCTTCTTGTTCTTTCTTGCGCTTGAATTCCAACAACTCCTGAACATCAATGCCGTCAGGAAGTGCTGGTGCCTTTTCTTTCTGCTCCTTAAGCTTGCCGATCAGCTCAAAGTTTTTGCGTTCTAAACCTTCAATGCTTCGCTTGAGCTTTTCCAGTTCGTCGTTGCTTGCAGTCTGCGTAGCTTCCTGCAGTTGTTCGTCAGACATTGTGACCCGTAGGGTTTACCACCAAACTGTATAAGTAAAAGATGCTTTTTGCACGTCATGTCCCGGCGTGAGTGGGATACGCCAATTCGTGAGCCGTGGAACCCCGTGATTCACCAGATGTTGAAGGCGATTGACCTGCACACGCAGGCTTACTTGAAGACTGGCGACAGATGGCACGCTGAAAATGCCAACGCGTTGCGTAAGTACGTGGCAGAGCTAAAAGACCGAATCCACGCGGCGGAACGTCAGTAGCTCACCATTTTGTGTTGCTTGACCACCACGCCGCTGACATTTTGCCCTTGGCGATATTGGCCGCATGGCGTGCCTTAAACGATGATCTTCTTGTTTGCGCTTGTGCCGATTCTCCTTTTCGTGGCGGTGAGCCTGACACGCCCTGCTGACCGAACCTGATCATTTTCACCTTGTCGCCTTCCTTCGCTAGGACAACGTGTGATTTGGTCGGATGGTTTGGCGTGCGCTTGGGCTTGTTGTAGCCCTCAAACTTTTCGCCCCGGTACTCAATCATCGTCTTCCTCCTCATCGTCGTCGTTTTCAGTGCAGGTAATAACCTCAACACCTTCGGCTAAACGGCCCATCAATGCACCAAGACCCTCAGGTGAATTCGGCACTGGGAAAAGAAACCGACCCTCAATCAGGCCATCGGCACACTTGAGGTAAGTGCAGCTTCCTTCCCAGATCTTGCCTTTCATTTGCGCTTCGTGGCTTCCTTCAATTCTGATCGCTTTTTCAGAACTGGGTTGCCAGTCGATTCAGATTGAATGCGCAATACCGGGTCAGCTTCTGTGCCGACGCGGGTGACCTTGCCGCCGGTTGGACCTTCAATGGTGGCGCGATTGCCAGCCTTGCCGGTCACAGTGCCGTAGGTGGTCTTGCCTTGATAGGTCCAGCTGACGCGGGAGCCGATGCCGATAGCCATCACTTCTTGCCTTTGGGCTTACGGGCCTTGCCGGCTTCAGACAGAGCGATGGCGATGGCCTGTTTACGGCTTTTGACGGTTGGGCCTTTGCCGGGGCCTGGCTTGCCACTTTTCAGCGTTCCGGCCTTGTACTCGCTCATCACCTTGCCGATTTTCTTCTCGGCTTTGGTCGGTTTCTTGGCCATCACGCCATTCTGTGACTGCATCCAATTTAGTAGTTAGATCGGAAGTGAACCAGCCGTGGTTGGTGTAGATGGCTTCAACCCAAGCCTCACCAATAAGAGCTAAAACGCAGTCACTCCTTAAATAACCGTCAACAAAACATTTAAGCGTCGGGTTTGCCATATCTTTGCTGCAACTGTTTCAGGCTAACTTCGCTGCCGTCTTCACGCACAAAACGAGCAAGTGCCTGCTGCGGACCTAGTTCTTTGCTGAGTTTTTCAAAGTACGGCAGACGCGACTTGCCGAGCACTTCGGCTTGATATTCCTTGGGCTGACGCTGTAGCCATTGCCCGTAGTTTGTATCTGCGGAAACCTCACCGCCTTGTGCGGCGCGCTTTGCTTCGCCAATCACATCCTCGGGTGACCGCAAGCCAAGGGCGCGGTAATCAATGACCGGAATTGTGGTGCTACGGCAGTTGTGGGTTAAAATGGAGTCAGCCCAGTACAGGCCGCTTTCGGTCTCGAAGTTGTAGACATGCCCGCTAAATGGCTCCCGTCCAATCCCGACGACCTTCACCGCATCATTGCCCTTTACGACGACGGAATCGGGATCCGTGGAATCGCTCAGCAGTTCAACGTCTCGCCACGTCCCATAGAGCGCATCATCCTGAGTTCTGGCCGCACCCTCAGAAATAGAAGCGAACAGCAATTCGCTCGCATGGCCAGAGCCACCCCCGCTGAAAGAAAGGCTTTGGCTTCCGCCGCTCACGTCGCTAAACGCGGAACCACCAACAGCGAGGAAACTTTGCGCAAAATGGCCAACGCCAGAGCCCGTAGAGTCGGACCCTTGGAGGCTGATGTTGCGCAGCATCTTGAAAAGTTCGGGATTCACTGCGAGCAACAATTCCCGATTGGCAAGTACAACTGCGACATCCTCTGCGGCAACATCGCCGTGGAAATCTGGGGCGGAAATTGGCACTTCTACGGAGAACACAGAAGGCGATTTTCCGAACGCACTAAATACATCCTCGGCAGTGGTTACAGCGTCGTTTTTTTGGTCGCCTGCAAAAGCTTCCAATGGAACAGCACTGCTGCGGAAAACCTGATCACCAATTTGCACGCTTTGCGCAGTCTTCCAGCCGACATTCGTCAATACAGGGTGGTTTGGGGTGACTCTGAGCACGTCACCATCGGTGGTGCTGATGACACACAAAAAGCCTTGATATGGCCGACGGTAAACCGCCGCGATTTGACTACTGGCCGATACACGCGCTTCACCCGGTAAGCAGTTGAAGTGAACGGGAGGCATCGGGCCTTCACCGTATTTGAATTCCTTGCCGTCAAGGCTGCGGCAAATCGCTGAGGTGCGGCTATCCAACGTGGCGAGGTAGCGGTATTTCTTGGTGACTTCCTCATTGGCGCGGTAGACCTGTTGGCTGGCTTCATTCGCCACTTGTTGCACGCTTGTACGCACAACGGTCAATACCTGATGATCAGCCATGCGGGTAAGCTCACCACCGGCTAATGCCTGTTGCCGTGCAGTCTTGGCGAGCTGGCCAAATTCAAGGCTCCCAACCATGCGCCGAGCGATCTGCGGTGTCGGTTCACCTGACAAGATTCCGGTGCGCACGATGGTGTTGAACCGCTGCGCTTGCGACTCGGCCAATCCACGAAACGCTTTTTGCACCACCTCGCCATTGGGCAATGTGATAGCTGAACCCTGCGCTGCAGTCAGATTGAACTGCCCCGTACCTGGGAGCGTGAAGTTCAAATCCGTGGGGTCAACGCTGGCGACACTGGCCGCAAAGTTCGGCGCAACCTCAACGGTATTAACTGCCTGCTGAGCTACGACGCTGGGCTCAATGCCACGGCCACCAACCTCGCCACCGGCTACAGCAAGGCGAAGCTGTTCGGTGACAAATTCTGTTTGCAGCTCAGCCAAACCTTGTAATTCACGAGAGGCATAAGCCGTGCTGCGATCTGCCCAGCCATCTAGTGATTGCTTGAGCTGAGCAAGGATCACACGTAG